GAGGGTGGGCGGAGCGCCGATCCGCCACCCATGCATCCTCACGTCGCCTCAGGTTTCCCCAAGCTACTTTTCAGGCTTAGCTTTCTCCTCTTGCGCCTCCCTCACGCCGCCTCTACCATCCTCAGGGTACACCGTTCGAAACCGGGATAAGGCTTAGGATACGTCATGCGGGCCCGGAACAAGCTTTCTGCGTCTTTCGTACGAAGCATTCGTCGTGAGGGCCGCTACTCCGATGGCGGCAACCTCTACCTGCAGGTTGCCAACGGCGGCAGGAGTTGGGTCTTCCAGTATCAGCGTCATGGCCGCCAGCGCGACATGGGCCTGGGCAGCGCTCGCTCGGTCTCGCTCGCGTTAGCGCGAGAGCTGAGGGACGATTGCCACGTGAAGCTCGCCCGCGGCCTCGACCCGATCCAGGCCCGCAACAGCGCCGTGCTTGCCGCCCGGGCCGAGCACGCCAAGCAGATGACGTTCCGGCAATGCGCCGAGGACTATCTCACCGTCAACGCGAGCAAGTGGCGCAACGCCAAGCACCGCAAGCAATGGGTGGCCACGCTCACCCGCTATGCGTATCCAGTATTCGGCAACCTTTCCGTTGCGGCGATCGACAGCGGGCTGGTGTTCAAGGCCCTCAAACCACTGGTCGCCGAGAAGCCGGTGACGGCGAGCCGCGTCCGAGGGCGCATCGAGACAGTCCTCGACTTCGCCCATGCGGCCGGCCGCCGCGACGGCGACAACCCCGCCGACAAGGCGGTCATCGGCCATCTGCTACCGCTGCGCTCGGAGAAGGCTGGCGTGAGGCATCAGCCGGCGCTCCCCTTCGCGAAGCTACCGGTGTTCATGACGGAACTGCGCAAAATGCGAGGACTGCCGGCGCGGTTGCTGGAGTTAATCATTCTCACCGGCATGCGCCTGGATGCAGTGCGGCCGGCACGCTGTGCCGAGTTCGATCTGGGTGCGGCGGTGCCGGTGTGGGTGATCCCGCAAGCTCGCATGAAGAACCTGGGGCGCGATCAGCGCGTGCCGCTCGTGGGCCGCGCGCTCGCCATTGCGCGGGAGCTGACCGCGCGCCGTGATCCCGAGGCCCCGGTATTCGGCAATGACAAACCGATCAGTCCCAATGCCATCCGCAAAAGCGTACTCCCCAAGCTGCTTAAGGCTATCGGCCACGAAGCCCCGACAGTGACGCACGGTTTTCGCTCGTGCCTCAAAGATTGGTGCCACGAGACAACGAGCATTCCGCATGAGGTGGTCGAGCAGGCGCTCGGGCATCGCATTAAGAGCACGGTCGAGCGCAGCTACCGGCGCGGCGATTTGTTCGAGCGTCGGCGCGCGCTGATGGCGGCCTGGGACCGTTACTGCGACGGGGAAGAGGTCGCCGAGGTGATCGAGCTGCGGGCGTGAATTCCGTGGCAGCCGGGAGATCAGCGCGGCCGCTCTACCAGGTATTTCTTGAGCTGGTCATCAGGATCGACGCGGTGCAGCGCCATCGGCCCAAGGCCACCGACGAGTACGCCTCGGGGTTCTTCGACGCGGGCCGGCTGCTCGGTGAGTTGGAGGACTACCGGTGGGCGCTCGATGAGCCGGAGCTGCTCTCACGACGAGGGGTGTACTTTCTGGGCGTGATTGACGCGCGAGGCTTCACCCCTTTCAAAGAAAAAGAAATTTCACCGGCCATGCAAACGGCGTGGGATGCGGCGGTTGCGGCTTGGAAGGAGTTCGTGGGTGCGCTCGGGAACGGCGAGTATATCGCCACCGCGACGCATCCGGCGACCGGCAAGCGCCATGAGCTCGATCCTGCGGAGTGGTTGCGCACCGGCCTGGTCCTCGACGTGCGCAACGGCGACCTGATTGAAGGATCGTACGACAGGCCAGGGGATGAGCGTACCGTGCGCTGGTCGGCCATCGTGGTGGAGGCGGCCATTCAACAACGCAAACTGGGAGCAATCGACTGGGACGCGGAGTGGAGCGAGGACGTGGCCCGCCGGCAACAGGGTCGGCTCCCGAACAAGAAAGCCTACACGCGCGAGTTAGAAGCGCGGATTAAGGAACGCTACGGCGTGACGAGCGTGGATGGGGGCGATCTGCGGCGCTTCAAAGCCGCCTTGTATCGAGATGACCTCGTGCGGCCGCGCAAGAAGTAAGCCCAATAAGTCTGTGGGAACATCCCCGCAAAATCCCACAAAGCGCCACAAGACGGCGTGGGGCGGAATGGGCATCGTGGGGCATGCCAAAGCCCTTGCCGCGCGTTCCTCACGTTGAGTCCCCATTCGTTTTGCGTGCCGAGCTGCTGACCGTGGTGCCGCACTCCATGGCGACCATCGATCGGCTGGAGGCTATCGGCCAGTTTCCCAAGCGAATCCGGCTGGAGCCGACAAATCGCGTGGCGTGGTTGCGACGTGAAGTGACGAGATATCTGCGCCATCTCGCTGCCCGCAGGCAGTCAGCGGCGCAGCAAGATCACGTCAATGCGGCCAATCACGAATCCCCTGATCGCGATTTGTCGCCCGCTCAAAGCGCAGCGGGCCAACCCCCGAGGATCGGCCCGCCAATCCACAACACCTCCACGCGCCGGCAAGCGCGACACCAAGGGAGAGCCCCAAGATGCTAGAGGAATATTGCACCGCCGCCGCCGGCGCGCAAGGAGCGACGCTCGACGAGCTCGCCCACCGCATCCGCAGCGCTCTCCAAATATCCCGACAAGATCGGTGCAACGCGTTGCACCGAGACCTCGACGCCGGCGACGCCCTAATCGAGGCGCAGCGTCGGATTTCTACCGGCTGGAAAAAGTGGCTCGGGAAGAACTGCTTTATCAGCGTACGGACGGCCATGCTCTACATGCGGCTTGCCCGTCATCGCGAGGAGATCGAGGCCGAGATCGAGCGGGCCGGCGAATTGAGCCTACGTGCCGCGATCCGGCTGATCGCGACCCCCACCGCCCCCAAGCCAGCAAAGAAGCCGGTTCCTGACCTTCTGACCGCATGGCGCGCGACCCCGGACGCCGAGAAGACTCGCGCTCTCGCTCGCATTCCGGTCGATGACTTCTATTCCGTTATGCCGACCAGCTGGCGCAGTGATATTGAGGGGCGTGTCATCAAGCTACGCGCCGGAGTAGGAGCAGAGCCGCTCATTAAGGTCACGGAGATCCTGCGCAGGGCGTTATCGCTGATGAAGATCGCAACCAAGACGCCAGGCATCACACCCGCGGTCGCCGCCGCAAACGAAAAAGAGGCGATTACGGCGCTGCGCCAGCTCGGGGTCGTGCTCGCGTCTGCGGGCGTCGATCTCAATGAGATCGCCATCATGCATTCGACCGTAAAGGCTCGCCGCCGCGCTGCTTAGTTGAACTTGCCGCGGGCGCCTCGAACAGACTTGGTCGATGACGTTGAGCGTCGCCGACGACCCCTTGTCGATGCGAAGAAGATTGGAGGACGTGATGAAAATCATCTCGGCCGACGAGCGCCTCGCAGAAAAAAGTGGCGCAAAGGTTCTCATTGTCGGCCGCGCCGGTATCGGGAAAACGAGCTTGTTGCGCACTCTGCCCCCAGAGATGCTTGCGTCGACCCTGTTCGTCGATATCGAAGCCGGCGATATCGCGGTGGCCGATCTTCCCGTCGCCAGCGTGCGCCCCCGACGCTGGGAAGAGTGTCGCGACATGGCGTGCGCTCTCGGTGGTTTCAATTCCGCGCTGCCGGCGACTGCCGCTTATAGCGAGGCGCATTTCAATGAGGTTATGCAAAACCCCGAGCTTGCGCACCTTGCATCATATCAAACTCTTTTCGTCGACTCCCTGACCGCGGCCGCTCGGCTTTGCTTTGCATGGGCAGAGCAGCAGCCCGAAGCTGTGAACGATCGCGGTCGCAGGGATCTACGCGCGGTCTATGGGGCGCATGCTCGCAATATGCTGAGCTGGTTGAACCAGCTGCAGCACGCGCGCGGTCGCAATGTTTGCTTCGTCGCAGTGCTCGAGAAGAACGTCGACGATTTTAATATCGCGACATGGCAGCCGCAGATCGAAGGTGGAAAAACCGGCCGCGAGCTGCCGGCGATCGTCGATGAAATCATCACCATGACTTGGATCGATTTCGGCGATCGAAAGCTGGTGCGCGCATTCGTCTGCACCGACCCAAACGTATGGGGCTATCCGGCCAAGGACCGGTCGGGTCGTCTTGAACAGCTCGAACCGCCAAACCTTGGTGCGCTGATCGAGAAGCTGACGCGTCCTGGTCAGCGAAAATCGTTCACACCTGTTTCATGCAAGCCAGCAATGGAGATGTAAAATGCCTTACGACTATACCGACGCTCCACCGCCGCGCGATATTGAACTGATCCCGCGCACGATCGCGACAGTTGTCCTGCACATTCGCGCCGGCAATGTCGGCGAGGATGGCATACTCAAGCGCAGCGCCAAGGGCGACTGCGAGATGCTCGACTGCGAGTTCGTCGTCACCGACGGCCCACACAAGAAGCGAAAATTCTGGGAGTACTGGATTCTCGACGGGACCACGCCCGGTCACGCCAAATCCGTGGAGATCAACCGCGCCACCCTGAAAGCGATCCTCGACAGCGCGCTCGGCCTCAAACCGGACGATGCCAGTCCCCAGGCGCGCGCCGCCCGTACCGTCAGCCTGAAACAGTTTGATGGCATGACCTTCATCGCCAAGATCGGTATCGAGAAGGGTAAACCGAAGAACGACGGCACCGGCGAGAATTGGGCGGACAAGAATATCCTGGCGGGGGTCATCACACCCGACAAGAAGGAGTGGCATCCGGTCGAGCAGCCGCCGCCTTTCAATAGTGGAGGCGCCCAACAAGCCGCATCCCCTGGTGCCGCATTGCCCCTTGCGCGGCCAACGTGGGCGTCATGAAAAAGGCTCGCACGATCGGCGAGGTCTCGTTCGGAGCCTTGGAGGATGCTTGGCAGCGACAAGCCACCGCCGCTGCCATCGCGGCCGCGCGTGGGGTCGTCCAGATAGACGGTCCCATCCCGCCGCTCACACCAATTGGGCGGCTGAGAGATACCGAATGGGGCTGGGTCGTTGCTGCGATTTTGTTCGCCTGGATCTCGGCGCGCGCCGAACAGGCAACCGCAGAAAACCTCGACACCGAGCGCACGATCAGAATGACAGCGCTCGATCCGCAGCCATGGGACGGCGGCGCGGTGGTGGCGATTTTACCGGACCTGGCAGATGCCTGTTCCAACATCGATTGGTCACAACCGCTCACGTCGTGGCCACGCGAGAGTATGGTCGGATTTCTGCTCAAGGCCATGCCGCTGATCCGCAAGGCCATGATCGCGCGCGATATGAGCGAAAAGAGCGTCACCAGGAAATCGAGCGCAAGCACGATCGCGCGCCAGGCCAACGCAGCGGCCGGTGGGCCATTGATGACGCCCGACGAATTCAACGACGAGATCGGTCTTTAGAGGTTTGTGTTATGGCCGAGCACGAGCCCTGCATCGGCGCGACTTCCGACCGGTACACGCCACCGCAGATCTTCGAGGCGCTCGGCCTAGTCTTTGACCTCGACCCGTGCTCGCCGCGGCCCGCTCATTCGGTGCCCGCGAGGAAGATCTACACCATCGAGGACGATGGTCTCCGGCAACCGTGGCACGGGTTGACGTTCGTGAACCCGCCATTCGGAGTCGGAACGGACACGTGCCGTGGCTGGTAAAGTTTCTCGACCACTCCAACGGCATCGCTATCGTCCGCGCCTATACCTCAAGCGCGTGGTTTCACAATCGCGTCGCCGAACTCCTGCTCTTCCCGAGGGGCAAAACCAAGTTCATCCGGCCGGATGGATCTATCGGTGGTGCTCCTGGTCGCGGCGTAGTTCTGCTCAGCATGGGCGATATCGCGAACAACGCACTCCGCCACTCGGGCCTCGGTTTTTGCGCGCGTGTCGTGGAGCCTTCTGATGCTCAACCTTAATCGCGCCAACCTGTCGGTCGAGCCAATCAACAGCGCCATCAATGATGCGATCGAACTCACCGCGGCGAAGGCAGCAGAATTATCGCGCCCCTATCTGGGCGCATCAATCGTCGGGCAGGATTGTTCGCGCCGTATCCAGTTTGACTGGTGGTGTAAGCCGGAGCTCGCAGCGAGAACGCGCGAGATCTTCGATCGGGGGCACTACTTCGAGGAACGCTCGCGCCGGCACTTTATGGCGGCCGGTTTCAAATTTGCACCGGCCGAAGCACTGGCGTTCACTGCCGTCAGCGGTGCGCTGCGCGGTCATGCCGATGGAATAATTATCGCGGGCCCGGAGCTGCCGGGCGCCCGCCTGATCTATCCGCTGATCTGGGAGCACAAGTGCCTCAACGCCACAAATTGGCGCGCGGTAGAACGCGACGGGCTCGAAAAAAAGCATTCGCACTATCTTGTGCAGGTCTCGCTCTATCAAGCGTATCTGAACGTTATTAACCCCGCGCTATTCACCGTAACAAATGCCGACACATGCGAATGGCTGCATTTCTTCGTGCCATTCGACGCCGAGCGTGCGCAATTCTGGAGCAATCGCGCCGTCAATATCATCGAGGCGACGCGCGCCGGCGAATTGCTGCCGCGCGCTTATGACGATCCCGCGGACTGGCGCTGCCGGATGTGTCCGCATCGCGAGCGGTGCTGGAGATGAGCGATGTCGCTGCCGCCGGAAATCGTGGCTTGTCGGAACGGGCGCGGCTCGCGGCTCAGCAATGTCATTCGCCTACTATGCTCCAACAGCCATGGCGAGATCATCGCCACCGTGCATGCCATGCGGCGCATGTTGGAGTCTTGCGGTGCCGACATTCACGCGCTCGCCGATCACATTGAGAAGGCAAACGGCTCTCTCAACGATGCGGACAGGCAGAAAATTCGCGCTGAAATCGAGAATGCTCGCGCCATCGGGTACGCCGAAGGCGTGAAGGCGGCAGAGGCCAGGCGGCACGGCACCGGCACATTCAGTAATAGCGACGGCAAGCTCGAATGGACGGAGGTCGCACTCTTCCTGCAGCGCGAGAAGCACCGGCTTCCCGTGAAGCATCATGAGTTCATCGACGATATGGCGTCGCGGACCGTGTATGGGCGCGAACCCACCCCAACCAACACAAGTACATGCACAGCCTGTTCTACAAACTCGGCGGGAAGATCACATGAGTCCACAGCCGCAGACCAACGCACCCGGTGAACTCGAGGCCGCGCTCAATTATGCGCGTTACGGCATTCCGGTCTTTCCCACAAACCCGCTCGACAAGAAGCCGCTGACCAGTAACGGGTTCAAGGACGCGACCGCCGACGAGGCACAAATCCGCGAGTGGTGGCAGCGCTGGCCCAACGCCATGATCGCGGCACCGACCGGCCACGCCAGCGGCATGTGGGTCACCGACCTTGATCTCGACCCGGTCAAAAAAACCGACGGCATGGCCACGCTCACCCAGCTAATCGCCCAGCACGGCGAGATCCCGAAGACGTTGATGACCATCACGCCGCGGGGTGGTCGGCATCTGATCTTCACCTGGGATAGCAACGTCGAGATTCGCAACAGCACCGGCAAGATCGGACCCGGCATCGATGTGCGCGGCGAGGGTGGCTATGTGTGCCTGCCCCCGAGCCGCAACGCCGATGGCGGGGTCTATCGCTGGGATGCCGACGGCGGCGAGCAGGCAGTCGCGGCGCCGGCTTGGCTGATCGAACTCGCCCGCAGCAAGCCAAAGACGCGCGACAAGGCCTGGGCCTGGGCCCGCGCCGCGCTCGAGCGCGAGTGCAAGACAGTTGCCGCCGCGCAACCGGGAACGCGTAACGACACCCTCAATACCTCCGCCTTCAACCTGTTCCAGATCGTCGCCGGCGGCGGCCTCGACGAGCAGGAGGTACGCGATCGGCTGTTCGAGGCTGCACAGACCTGCGGTCTGGTCGCCGACGACGGCGCGGCGTCGGTGGAAGCGACCATCAACAGCGCCGCACAGGCAGCACGGATGCAACCGCGCACGCGGCCGCGACCGCAACGGCAGCAGACCGGGCCACGTCCGATCATCCAGATCCTCGCGGGCCAGCTGCCGCGCATCATCGGCGAGATCGAGGATGCACTGCTGGCTTCCGGGTTGCCGATCTTTTCGCGCGCCGGATCTTTAGTGGAGCCGGTCGCTGAAAGCGTGCTCGCGGCCGGCGGGCGCAAAACCGTGGCCGCGCGATTGCGCCCGTTCTGTCCCGATTCGCTGTTGGGGCCGATCGCCGAATCCGCGGCGTTCCACCGTTACGACCGCAAGCGCAATGCCTGGGTCGAGATCGATCCACCTCCGCAGCTCGTCAGGATGATCCTGGTCGGCGAGCGGCGCTGGCGATTTTCCCGGGTCA